GTTGAGCCAAGAATTGTTGACTCGTCTTCAGGCAAATGAATAGCAGCTACGCCACCAGAATTGTTTTGGCGTACAACTAACTTATGGCTAGGCGCATTATCGCCAATCCCTACTCGGCCTGCCGCGCTTCCTTCAACGCCAATTGTAATTGCTGGAGTTAAGGCATTTGTGCCCGTAGATGGACCACCGCCGTACAGAAATCGCCAGATTGAAGATCCTGGAGCACCTGTAACATCCATTCCGACAGTGCCGGAACTTGCGTTTTCTAGCAGCCAAGATGCAGTTACTTGACCTGACGTACCAGAGCCACGGATGTGGTTAGTAGCGAGAGGGTTACTAGACCCCAGACCTAGACCAGTTGCGGTGAGACGCATTTTCTCGGATGCGTTCTGCGTAAAAACAACGGGATGATTAGTCTCAGTTCCGAAGTTAAAAACTGACCCAAACCAATAACTTGATGCTTTATTGGTTAGCCCAGTATCCGACCAATACAAAGCTCCAGATCTGCCTGAAGTTGCAGAGGCAAGTGTTACGGCGGGCATTCCTGTAACACCAACACTGATTGGCGAACTTGTCGCCAGTCCAACATTCCCACTCGCATCAACGAACAAACGCCCAGTGCCATTAGTCGAGATGGCTACTTGGTCTGCGCCGGGGGAGTACAGTCCAGAATTTGCGTCTCCGCTAAAAAATAGTCCTGGCGTGGAAGCGCTGCCTGCAATAATGCCCAGCGCTCCAGTCATCGTATCACCAGTGACGTTTACAAACTCACCAGCTTCACTGCGCCATGCGCTGCCGTCCCAAACTTTAAAAACGTAAGTGCCGCCACTCGTATCTAGCCATTGCTCGCCAAGACTATTGCCAGCAGTGCCGCCACTTGCGGGACTTGCATTAGGAGCTCCACTGCCAACATGCACAGGCCCCACTTTCACCAGGCTTCCATTGCTGTCCTTGAAGAACATGCCGGGAGCGCCACTTGCATAATTAATGGCCACTTGACCATCAACCATGGAAGCAGGATTAGGACGCTTATCCAGCGTCGAGGAACGTAAATGCTGAAGAACGCCAGCCATAATTAAAAACCTTTCGGAATTGCAGAAGACTAATTAGTCTTTCGCAATTCTAAAAGGCTTTTATTTTTAATGATCAGAAACTTCCTTCATCAATGGTGGCATCAATGGTGCCAGCAGAGAAGTTGCCACTACTGTCGCGGGCAACAATGGCATTGGCAGTGTTAGCGCTAGTGGCAGTGGTGGCACTGTTACTAACTTTTCCCGCAGTGGAAATAGTAGAAAGTTTAGTGTCGGCAATGCTGCCAGCAAGCATCGTGTTGGTAACAGTGCCAGTGTCACCAGTGGTAATAATGGTGCCAGTAGTATCTGGAAGCGTGACCACCTTGTCAGAAGTGGCATCAGCAGCAGCAAGCTGGATTTCAAAAGTGTTATCAGTGGCGCCTTCAAAAAGAAGCGTGCCAGCGCTGCCAATGACCACTTCACCAGTAATGGTGCCGCCAGCCCTTGGTAATGCAGCGTTGGCCAAATCAAAAGCACTCTTCACTGCAGTGGCAGTAGCAGCAAGCGTAGAACTTGTAGTGGACGTGCTGTCAGTAAGAATGACGGTGCCACGTACGCTTGTAGTGGCATCGGGGATGGAAATAACAGCATTCGTAGTGCCGCTCACCACAGTGAGCGGAGAATTCACGCTTACTGAAAGGACTGTGCCACTCGCGGGTGTTGTCCAATGTACGCCACCACCAAAGGCCGAATTAGCGGTGAGTACCTGGCCATTAGTGCCAACAGCTTGCTTGACAAGCGTTGTACCACTAGCAACAAGAATGTCGCCTTTCGTATAGGTGTTAAAGCCAGTGCCACCATAGCCAGTGGTCAAAATGCCACTTGCTACGTTATTAATGTTGCGGCATTCGGTATTAACTTCTTCAATTGCGGATTGCACATTGGTACTGCCAATGGTTCCAGCCGGAGCAAACGCAACGTTAGAAGCAGTCTGAGAAAGATAGGTGGAGCTAACGTCAAGTTCCACCCACGCCGTGCCATTGCAAAGCAGAATGTCGGGCGGCTGCAAAACAGTTTCAGGCGCAGGCGATGTGCCCGTTCCTCCACTCGCCACCACAACGTAATAGCGATTAAATGTGGTCGATGCAGCAGGAAGTGGTTGCCCTAAAGAAAGGCCAATAGCTGCGCCATCGGCACTAACGCTTGCAATGGTGTTTCCAGAAGCGTTATAAGTGCCGCCAAAAATAATTTCGCCAACTGAAATGCCAACTGGGTTCCAAACGTTACCGTCCCAGAGATAAAGATCTTTCTCCAATGGATTGAAGAAGAATTGTCCAATAAAATCAGCAACTGGTGGCGCTTCGCCAAACTGACTCACTGAATAGTTGGCAAGCTTGGAAGCAAGAATTGCTTCATCCGCGATAAACCCGCTGCCAAATGTGCCAGTGGTAATTTTGCTAGCGGGAAGAGAAGGAATATCGTCAGCGACAAGAGAAGTTTCACCAGCGCTAATGTGCCCCTGCTCATCTACCGTCACCTTGTAGTAAACGCCAGATGCCACGCTATTTGCGTGGTTAAAAATGCCGCTAACAGTAACCAAGCCTGTGCCAGCTTGAGCTACGCCCAAAGCAGCGGTGGTTGCTTTCGGAAGATCGTTGGCAGTGATGGCCCTGAAAGTGGGAGCAGCATCAGCATTGCCACTTGCTGGGCCAGCGAAGAAGCGCGTTGCTACTTGCGTATTTAACGAAGGAACAATGGAAGCACTGAATTCGTCAGGGTAAGATGTGGCGTAAGTGTAAACAGTGTCGCCTGAAATAACAGTGGTAGCGAGCCCACTTTGCCTCCGCCAAGCGCTTCCAGTCCAAGTGTATTCAACACCAGTATTTGTATTGAGCCATTGCTGGCCAATGAAATCACCGTCGCCAGTCGGAGTGGATCCAGCGACAACGGCGGCAGAGTTATCAGCTAGTTTTGCTGCAGTGACGCCACTATCAATGATCTTGGCAGTAGTAACAGCGCCATCAAGAATCTTGATAGTCGTTACAGCATCATTGGAAATAGTGGTACTAAATCCAGCGGTGCCAGTGCCAGTAACATCCCCGGAAAGAGTGATGGTCTGGTCGCCAGTGTTGGTGCCAGTGGAAGTACCAGAAAAGCTGCCATTTTGAGTGGCAAGCGTGCCGAGGCCGAGTGTTGTGCGCTGAGCACTGGCATCAGCATCGTCCAATAAAGCCCTGCCAGCAGCCGTAAGCGTGATTTCCTCTACATTGCCACTTCCTGCAGAGGCCCTGCCAAGCAGCACACCACTGGCCACTTGTTGAATTTTGGCAAACGTAACTGCATTATCTGCAATGGCAGCAGTGGGGATGGAGCCACTTACATAGCTTCCAGAAGGAATGGAACTCGCCGTAATGAGAGAGCCGGAAAGCTCACCAGAGGAAAGAGAAAGCTTGGCAAGCGTAACAGAGCCAGATGCAAGCTTTGCTGCTGTGACATTACCGTCTGTGATATTCACAGTAGCCACTGCGTTAGCAGCAAGCTTTACTTGCGTAACGCCACTATCTGCAATGTAAGCAGTAGCAATACTTCCGCTAGCTAGCTTGCTCTGCGTAATACTTCCGTCAACAATATGAACTCCACTGACTGCAGCGGCAGCAATTTTCGCGCCCGTAATCGCACTGTCAGCAATATTAACAGTCACCACTGCATCAGCAGCTAATTTCCCTGCTGCCACTCCACTTGCAACTAGTTGAACACTATCAACTGAATTTGCGGCAAGCTTTGCATTGGTTACGCCGCTATCAGCAATCTTGACAGTGCTAACGCTGCCACTTGCAAGCTTGTCGGAAGTGACACTTCCATCCTCAAGAAGAGCCGTGTTGATAGTATTGCCAGTGGCAACAGCTCCTAGTCCGATGGTGGAGCGGACAGTTGCGGCGTCGGCATCGTCGAGGATGGTGCGAGCAAATGAAGTGCAAGTAATTTCTTCAATGCTTCCACTGCTGGCAGAAGACCGCCCTAGAAGCTTGTCTGTTGCGCTAACGTTTTGAATCTTGGCATAAGTGATTGCGCCGTCAGCAATGGCAGTGGTGCCAATTTTCGTAGTGCTACTTTGATTGATCTTTGCAATATCTAGCGTTGACGAATCCGCTAGGCTAAAACCAGCTTGGATTAAGCTTTTTACTGCTACCTTCTTTGTCTGACTTGCGCTAATGTCTACAATTGGCAATACGTCGCCAGAAGCAACTGCCCCTTGGGAAAGCTCAACAAGTTCCGTGATTCTTTGATCGGCCATCTCTCAGAAGGGCAAAGCTAAATACAGTCTAGTCTTAAACGATAATAGCTATTATCAGTCCGTCACTTCCTGCAGAAGATAATCAAGACTCTGCTCAAGATAAATGGCGTCGTTGTCCTCCTTGAGAATGTAATCAGAAGGCACACCAATGCGAAGCTTAAATTCTCCAGTGGTAACAAAATCTACGGAGCAGGAAACCAGCGCGTCTGCTGTGACAGTAACGCCGGCCCTTGTAATCACTGCATCCACTTCATAATACACCTCCTCTGTGAAAGCTGCAGTTTTTTCGACTGAAGATAAAGAAAGAAGAGCTTTAAAGTTGCTTCCAATATCCAAACGGTTGATAATCTGCAGCAGCAATAAAGGAGTTTCGGAAACACCAGTGGTTTCGTAGCTAAATAAACACTCGATGCTTCCGTTTCCGCTCAACAAGCCAGCAGAATACTGCTGCCTAAACACATCAGAAAGGCTCGTTGTTTCCATCGCCCCTCTGTCAGTATTGATTTCAAACGAAGTGACAGAGCCAAGCGTGTTATAACGCGTATCCCTCACTGCAATGGAAATTTGCAAGTCAGAGCCAGAAAAAGAAGAAAGTGCAACTTCCTCTGCCCTGGTATTATTAATTGCATCAGCAAAATCTCGATAAAGACGAATGCCGCCTACATTATTAACGTTGACAACCGCTCTTGCGTTACTAGCCTTTTGCCCTTCAGGCAAGCCCCAGAAAGACGATGGAAGAAAATCAATTCCCCTTGCATCAGTGGTTGATATTTCAATTAAGTCTCCGGTAATTAAATTATCTTCGCTGTTCTCAAAACTAAATCTATTAAGCGTCGTGTTGACATCCTCTGGCGAAACAACAGCAGGAAAGCTGTTGCTTGCATTTCGTTGAAGCCTGACAATGCCAGTATGGCCAACAAAAAACGTCATTTCGCCTCGGCATCAATCATTTTATTGTACTCAACAAACACCTTTTAAAATCAAGTGGTGCCAGTAAGCGTGACAGTAGTTAGCGGGCCATTGAGAGTGAAATTAAATGAAACAGTGGTCAGTTCGTCAGTGGAAGAGGTGATACTGGCGCTATTGATAAAAGCATCCGCAGTAAAAAGCTGATTAGTCCCCACTTCAAACGTAAGCGCCACTTCATCGCTATCAGTGATAGCACCAGTCTTGGCAATCTTCTCAAGAAGATTAGTCACGTCAGTGGTGTCGCCGTTGTAGTAGGACAAAGTGGCACTACCAGTGCCACTAAACAAGCCGGGAGTAAAAGTGTTAGCAGTGTCTCCCAGCGCTGTGGTATCCAGCATGTTGACAGACGTATCTAGCGTCCAATTGCGCACTTTTGATATTTCGCTACCGCCGAGGCGCAATTTACCAGTGCGACCAGTATAAAAAGGCATCGCTTTAAAGCTTTTGTTTTAATCTTAGCACTTTCAAGAATGATTAATCAATGCGATATAGCGATGGGTCAAAGCGAACAATTTTGGATTTTGTTTGCCCCCCTTCTTCTTCGCATGGATGCTCAATGGCTCTCACTGTAATTTCACCTTCTTCTTCCATCGTCACTTCTGTCACGCGGAAAACGCGCTTGGTGGTCACTGCAGTGCCAAGCACAAACAACCATCCTTCATATGCAGCGAGAGAAGCCGACTGGCTGTCTGCTACTGACACTGAAAGCTTCACAATGCCTTCATTGGGACTACCGCTATACAGGAGCGCTGTGTAGGAGCCATTGATTGGGTCTTCAGCCAATGGCGTGTTTAGTCTGCCGTCTGCTTCAACAATGCCACTACGAAAATCGTCCCATTGATTCTGGTCTGTTTGCACGTAAATGTAACTGCCAGGCTCGATGGGGCTTTCAGTGGGGAAGGTTTTAAATTCCACTGCACGCCTCGATAGCCTCCGTTGTTGGCAAAGCAACATCCCATAATGCAGTGCCTGCGTACGGCGAACAACAAAATCAGATAAATTGAATGTTTGACGAACGCTAGTAGTTTCGCTGGCATCGGCAAGCATAATCGTCAAGCTTGTGTTGCCAGGGAAAACATTGTCATTTTCAGTATTGCGGTAGACAATGGTGGCAATCAAATCTTGCGTGTTATCGCCATAATCAAGAAACTCTTCCTTGTAGCTGTCCTCAAGAATATTGCCTTGATTAAACAACGCAGAAATGGAAATGTTCCTGGTGGCGTTGCCAAACGTGTCGTAAGGCACTGCAGGAACCAAGGTTTCCTTGCCGCCAATTCGTGCAAATTCCAGAAGGGAGAATGGCGCAACAGTGCTCCAGAATTCTCGCCATGATTGGGGCTCCGCAATCACTCCGTCCATGTAGTAACCATTCGCTCGACAGAATTTCTGTGCCAAGCCAAGACGCACCGTATCAATGCCATTAACATTTGCATAGGCGCCAATACCATTCTTTTCGTCAAGAATTGTGTCAAGGAAGATTTCTGGTGCAAAGCTTGTGGATGAAACTAGCCCAGAAGAATAGCTCCCACCATCGCTAAGCTTTCTTACTTTCTTGCCCTTTGTCACCCATGCGCTAAGTGAGCGCAAATCTTGTACGCCTTGTCCGCTGTAAATATTTAAACCAAGTAGCACTAAATCTTGATAGAGATTTGGCGAGAAACTTTCAAGCTGCTGTTCCGTCACTGCAGCCAATGTATTCTCTGCACCACTATCAAAAGAGAAAGAAATCTGCGTGTCAGAACGCAATGAGAAAAGGCCCCATTCATCAACAAATTTTGGCGTGCGATTTAAACGAGGGCGTAGGCGAATGGTTTGGCGAGTCTTGCCACGGAAAACTAGTTGATGTCCACCATCAAGACTCACGCTATTTTGCTCGTCGTTTAGCCCATAGCCAAACGTACGAAGGTAGATCATGGTGATTTGCTGTGCATCATTATGAGTGCGCAGCTCAGCAGGAAGATCAACGATGGGTTCAAATTTAAACTGCCACTTATCTTTCGATGCAGCAATAAAACGAAGGTGGGTGTAAATATCAACTTCCTTGCCATTGCGAATGGCTAGCACATACTTTGCTCTTGTATAACGAGAGTCCCCTGGCTTCTTATAAAGCATCCAAAACATTGACGTACGATTGCGCACACCGTTGTCGCTATCTTTATGCCCTTGCATGTCTTCTTCTGCATATTTGCTTTGCCTTCCCTGAATGCGCTGGAAGATTTTGCTCTTAAAGCAAAAGTTAATAATGTCGCATTTAGTAGTGGCTTCGTAGCTAATTTCGTCAATCTTTGCAATACATTTCGTATTGAAATAGTCGTTCCAGTTGTCTTTGTTCTTTAGCTCGACTTCGGTCTCCCGCAGTTCTCTGGTGGCTTCGTCGTATCGCCGCTGCCAATCTTGCTGCGCAGCCGTTTCCGCTGGAATATCCCTTTGATTTCTGATAAGCTCGTCGATTGCACGCCGAATTTGACGCCGCTCTCGACGCATGGCCCGAAGCTCATCTCTTAAATTTGTGCTCGGAGACTGATCAAACAATCCTTCTTGAATCGCCTGAGGCATGAGCCTGCGAACAAGATCGTTAATCTGTCTACGGCTTTCTTTCTTTGCCGTAGTTTGATCACGAATAGCCTGTTTTTTCTCGGCGCGTCTATCTTTAAGGCGGTTAATCCTGTCTCTTTGGTTGTTAGTAAAAGGCCTTTCGCCTAGCAAATCTTGAATGGTGGAGTTAATATCTTCTAGTTCTTCGCGGCGAGCGTCAATAATCCTATTGCGCTCCCTCACGTCATCTTCCAAGTTATTAATCTGCCTATTTACATCTTGGAATGCCCCTGTCTCGTCTAGTAAATCTCTAAAGTCCCTGGAAGATATGTCTCCCCTCCTGATCGCAGAAGCTCTTAATATATTCTCATCTAATTGCTCTAGCCTTGTCGCGTATTGATCAATTTGAGCGGCAGTAGCCCCGCTAATCTTTTCGCCAAAAGCTATACCTTTTTCAATCTGCAATTCAGTAATAAGAGCCTCTAATTCTTTCTTTCTTGC